CGCTTCGTTGACTTTTGGTAGTGGTTTATCTGCCATTAAATTATACGTCCGATACGCCTTGTTGTCTTAGTCTTTCTTTTTCCTTTTCAATATAATCTATTAATAATGTAACGTAGATATCACGTTCGTATGGTATCAAATCCTCAATATCACTAATTGAATATTTATGATGTTGGCAAAGTGCAAATACTGTTTGGTAGTAATTGGCTAGGTTGTTATACCCAGCCAATACTAGAAAAAATTGTCTATGCCCTCGATTGTTACATCCTTTATCTGGCCACCCTGGGTCATATACTTACTCTTAGCAACAATCTTTGGCATCTTCTCAAAGAAGTGCTGGATCTGCTCCATCTGCTGCTTGTTCAGAGATAGAATAAACTCATCCAACTCCGTTTGTGTATAGTTGGCCACATCAAACACCTCATCACCTTCGTAGATCTGCTTAATGCAACCTCTAAGGATGCTTATGATATCAACCTTATCAGTGTTTGTATTAGCTAGAGTCTCAAATGTTGGATACTGTAATACTACACCAATAGACTCAGTAAGCTTAATGTTGTTGGTTACAGATTCATCCTTTATAACTTCTACCTTATCCAGATTAAACTCTACTTCATATTGCTGGTTGTCATCTTCGTTGGTGATTAGAACCTTGGCAATATTGGATACAGACTTTGATCTAAGATTAATAAAGAAATACTCAATATCAAACGATGCCAACTTATCAACATCAACTGGATCAATGCAGCAGTTGTTAATTAGTTGTTTGTAGGTATTAATGATATCTTTGCGCTCACCTGATTCTTGAGCAATCATCAATAGCTTCTCTTCTCTCACCGTAAATGGTCTAAATCTAACAGCCTTACCAGATGATGGTAATGTTAGTGAGAAGATTGGTTGACTAAGTTTTGGTAATGGCATAATTCACCTCAATGGTTAATTTAGAAAATATTCTTTAAGCTCTTGCCGCCAGTAATGGATTTGAGCTGTTGTTTGAGATCATTCTTGAATGAGTTGTTGAGATTTCTAAGAACACCTAGTGTCTTCTTGACATCATTAACAGCACCAACAACATTTTGGGCAGTCTTAATGTATTCGTTGTTGTAGATTGTACTCTCAATATCCTTCAAGGTAGATACTGATTGTGTTCTAATCTTTTGTGAATTCTCTCTTATGTTTGTTGCAAAGCTGTTCAAACGACTCAATGCACTTGGCTCCGTGTCGCTAGTACCAGCTGGACCAGCTGTTCCTGTGGTTGGATCTAGTGTTTGTGGCTTCAAATCTGTTAGACTGACTGGACCTGGTTGTAATGGAGGCGCACCAACACCCTTAAGCGGAGAAGATGATGCTGGAGCTCCAAGCATTTTGTATTCAAAGCTTCTATATGTGAAAGTCACTGTAAATGACATTACTTCATTACCTGCCTGCCAATCCAATGTTGTCTCAGACATTGTGATAGGGAAGGAATCATATAAAGAGAATATCATCAATGCCCCATCCTGACCACTACCATTTGGCTTATCCTGGTATAGCATAATGTCGATCTTTGTGGCATAATCCTTTCTATAAGATATCTGGTTACTATAGGCACCAGATCTTACCTGACCTTGGTCGTGGCTTAGGTTGACAATATTTCTCAACCAGTCATAGAAGTAGCCCATTGACTTGCCAGTGGCATCCGCATAGAACTTCAATGTAATGTCTGTAACACCAATGTCATATGGCATCTTAACCATAGGGCCCTGGCCATAAATCTTGTTCTCTGTTGTAAGAATCTGTACACCTGGTAGTGCTGTAGAAGCAGCTAGATAGGCTAAATCAGGAGCACCACCCTCCCTCATGGCCCATGGTGGTGGGTAGATATAGACAAGGAAGTTGGATGGTCTTAAAAAACCAACTTCTGTTGCTGACTTCCAACTTTCGATACTGAATGCCATTAGATTACTGACCTATATGAATCTTGCCAAACATTTCTCTTGTTTTCTTTTCTAAACTGCTCGGATGGAACAAACAACGCTAAATTCCATTCCGTAGGTTCAATATAAACTAAAGTTGACTGCATTCGCTCGTTTAGATAATGCTTTACACAAGGCTTGAACCATCTATATTTAGTTGAATTATTTAACAGGTCATAAGTGAACCTTAGACGTGTTGTTTCATCAAACTCTGTATTGTTTAGAAGGTTGTATAGTTGGTCCATTAATATTGCTCTATACTTTGGAGCAAGATAATGCATATTGAGTCCATAGAAGCCACCAGCTACTCTTCTGAATGGAAACACTAATGGAAATCTGTCGTAATAAGGCAGCTCATCCTTATACTTGGGATTATATAAAAACATATACATTCTACCAAGTAAAGGCACCTTACGGCGTCTATCAGTCTCAGCTAGAAACTTCCTTTCCATTACATCTGTTGGTCTGATAGTGGAATATTTCTTTCTTAGCCACTCCAATGACTCTGTAGAATTGTCTAGTAGGATTCCATCCTGCTCAGCTTGCTGTAACAGCTTTTGAAATCCAGTTATGTTACTAGTACTTGTAGCCATTAATCTCTCTTTCCGTTAAGATCTGGAATTTCCACTTCCTATCATCACAGAACTCTTGGCAGGCCTTCCACTTGGCGTTATTGATTCCCCAGTTCTTAACATCATGGATGTATCTTGGTGTTATTCTACTTTTCTTCTCTGGCGGCCTTGTCTGAGAGGATGGTTTAATTTCTATAACAATCCTATCAACATTGCCATTCTTATCTCGTCTTTTCACACTAAAGTCAGGAAAGTATCTGTGGTACCTACCGTCGATTGGTGATAGATATGGCACAAAGAACTCTTCACTTGACCACTCTAAAACATCAGGATGCTTATCCAAATATGCCATTAGCTTTAGTTCAAGACCTGATCTGTATATTATATTTGTTGGATCGCCTCGATACTTAGATGGGTTTGATGGTTTAAATCTGCCTTTATAAGATGCCATAAATACATTTACAAGTATTAATCCTAATATAGGTATTTATATGGCTAGTTCAGGTAGTAGAAATCACGCCTCCCAAGTCTTATCCCAGCCAAAAGGTGGCACAAAGCTTGCTGAGCTTGTTTTTCCTACAGGGTCAGGTAAGCTTGGTATGGGTATGGTTTTCAAGTTTAAAGAATACGAAATATCGTTTGGTGGTAGTGGTACAAAGAGTGTTTCTGCCAAGAATATCACAGATGCACACATAGCATTGCCACTACCTGAGAATCTACAAGAAACGCTAAATTTAAATTATGATACTGTTGACCTAGGTGCAGTGGCTGCCGGTATTAAAACAGGTGAAGCGGTAAGTGGTGCAATGGCAGAAGGTGGTGTTGGTTCTGCTATGTCTGCTTTAGGCGGCCAACTTCCAGGTGATGCTGAGTTTTTAGCTAGAACGCTAGCTCAAATTTCTAGTAGTGTTGGTGGAGCTCTAAACATAGCAGCAGGTAATGTACCCAATCCATTCACAACAGCCGTATTTAAGAATGTGGAGCTAAGACGCCACAATTTTAATTTTAGACTGGTACCAGAGACGCCAGAAGACTCTCAGGTCATCCAAAGCATCATTAACAAATTCAAGTCTGAATCTTTGCCAAGAAGAGACAAAGGAAATTTCTTGAAAATGCCTAAAGAGGTTGAAATTGAGTTCTTTGGTACTAATGCCCTGTTTGGTTTTGGCAGATGTGTTGTCCAAGGTATCACTGTAAACTATAGCCCATCAAACCAACCAGCTTTCTTTAAGAATGATGGTGGCTTAGTTGGTGCGCCACAAGCTGTTGAATTACAAATACAGCTAAGTGAAGTAGAGCAGCTGCTAGGTGATACATTTGATGGTTATGGTGGTAGTGATAGAAGTGGCCGTAGTTCACCACAGGGCGATGAATCACCATCAACAGGTCAGAGACAAGGTAATCAGTTGAGAGATAATGTGGCTAAACCTAACGAGAGATTTGGAGCTGGCTAATGGCAGACAAATATTTTAAAAATTTTCCTCTTGTCCAGTATGGTCAGAACGAAGTAAGGAATATTATTCTTAAGGCAAAGCTTGCCAAAGATCTTCTGGAGAAGTTTGATAACTTCTATCCTTATACAGTGAAGGAAGGAGAAAGAATAACTGAGATCGCATATAATTACTATGGATCAATTGACTATGTTTGGCTTGTGATGGTATCCAATGATCTAATTGATCCATACTACGATTGGCCACTAACTCAATCTGAATTTGATCAGTACATTGTAAAGAAGTATGGTAGTATGGAAACTGCCATGAATATTAATAATGCCAACTATTACCGTAATCCAAACTTTTCATATTGGATGACTAAAACAACTTACGACAATTCCAATGCTTCTCAGAGAACTGGTTGGCAGGCAGTGGACAACTACACCTACGAAATTATTATTAACGAAGAGAAAAGAAGAATACGTTTACTTGACCGCTCATTTGCTTTGGATGTTTCAATTGAACTTGAGAAATTATTTAAGAAGGTTAATGTTTAATGAGTGGCAATTCCCTAGCAACATCATTCTTTGTTAATAAAGGCAAGGTTGATCAGTTTGGTTATAAAGTTATCCTTAAGAAGAGAACCAATAAATCATCCACAGTGACTGGCTTTGCAACATATGTCAGACATTTTAGATTATATGAATCTCTGTTATCGAAGTTCATGTATATTGAAGGACTAATTATTGATGGTGGTGGTATAATTCAGCGCCTTGGTGTTCAGCCAGGGGATATTATGGAGATCGATATCTATAAAGACCCTAGCGATCCCATTGAACTTAAGATTACAAACGAATTTGTAATTGAACAGTTAGGGGGTGAAGATACACCAGATGGCCAGAAGAGCACCCGCTACACATTTAGAGCAGTATCTAAAGTTGGCTACGAAGGCCTTAAAAACAAAGTTAAAAAATCATTTGAAAGACCTGGCACTGATATCGTTAGATCTGTTGCAACAGAGTACCTTAGAGTTGAGCCAGGGAAGATTAAAACATTCACCGAGACGTTTGGTGAGATTAATTATATAGCACCATCCGTTTCGCCTTTCCAGGTTATAGAACATATTGCTATACAATCAATTTCTAAAGATAACCAAAATGATACAACATTCTTCTTCTATGAAACGAGAGATGGTGTTTACTTCCAGTCTCTTGAAAACATTGTGAAAAATGCAAACACATTCCCGTACATTGTTGCGGTATCAAAAAATAGAGATGATGAAAATGTCTCTAGAGATTTTTTTAGAGTTCAGAAGTTTAGTCACCACAATACAATAGACCAAAGAGAAAATACTGTCAATGGTCTATTAAAGAATAAAACAATTTCATTCAATCCAATCAATCGTACAATCAATGAAACAACATTCAATCTCAAGGAAGAGTTTAAAAACATTATACAGCTTGGTCCACATTTATTGATGGATGGAGAAGAAATTGACAACTATGTTGGGGATGAAGACAGATTCACTGATGAAGAGCAATCAGTTTTCGTTAGATGTTCAAACGAGTCTTATGATCAGGTACAAGACTACATTTCAGCAGCAAGACCAGTCAGACAGGCACAGAGACTCTTAATGAATCAAACTGCATTGACGGTAACTATTCATGGCAACCCACGTATGAAGCCAGGGGATATAATTGATCTAGATATTAATCAGCCTTCTGGTGATTCAAAGCAGGAAAGGGATATGATTCTTGCTGGTAAATATCTAGTTGGTAGCTGTGTACACTCAATCACTGATGCTAAAGATTACATAACAATCTGTGATCTGTTTAAAGATGGTTATGAGAGAAGCATAGCCGATTATAGAAGAGATATTAATTCACATTTTGTAAAACCTAGAGCTTAATATGTCAAGAAGTACAGATGGTAGTTCACAATTTGATTCGATGACCTGGTTTATTGGTGTTGTCGAAGACATTAATGACCCACAACTAATTAATAGAGTTAGAGTGAGATGTGTTGGTTATCATCCAAAGGATAAAACTTTATTACCAACATCAAGACTACCTTGGGCGCCATTCCTATCTTCTACAGCTCAGATGTCAGCCCCAATGATCAATCAGGGTGATTGGGTCGTTGGTTTTTTTATAGATGGAGTGTTAGCTCAGCAACCAGTGGTGCTTGGGTCTTATGTAAGTATACCAACATCTGCAGCAAACAAAGAAGAAGGTTTTTATGACCCGTCAGGGGTCCATCCTAGATTCCCAGGTGAGGGCACAAACTCAAGACACGCAAGAGGTGAGGTTGGTACAGAAGATAGAAATGCTATAGCATATTCAAGATCAACAGTAACGTCTAGTATTCCAGCAGCTGATGGTACAAAGTTCTCAGAACCCCCATCAATGTTTGATGCAAGGTATCCAGCCAACCATGTAATGGAAACAGACGGTGGCAATGTATTTGAACTAGATGATACACCAGGAGCTGAGCGAGTACATATCTTCCACAGAAAGGGATCATTCGTTGAGTTTCATCCTGATGGTTCAATTGTTCACAGAGGCGTCAATGACCGCTACCATATAGTTTTCAATAATGAGAATTTATATGCCGGTGGTAATATGAATATGTCTGTTGTTGGTGCAGTTAACATTGTAGCTGGTGGCAACACAAACATTTCAACAGCTGGTGATGCCACTTGGAGAGTTGGTGGCAATATGAGAATGGATATTGGTGGTAATTTTGATGTTGCAGTTGGTGGTTCAACAAATATTGATTCAGGTGGTACGACAATCATATACTCTGGTGGCAACGTTGAATTGCAAGGTAGCCAGGTTCACTTTAACAAACCAACACCAAAGCCACTTGGATCAATTATTACACCAGAAACAATTACTAAATCAGCAGCTGGCTCTCCAACTGTATTTGAACTCTACGCTTTTGATGATGCTGAGGAGAAGTCACTTGATGAATATAACACTGTTATTGTGCAAAATGGTTTGAAACCAGCTGATGATACACCACCAATAGAAGGTGCTTCTAGTGTACCACCGGCTGGTGGGGAGAACAAAGATGTTAAGTGTGGTTCAATTATCCTACTAGATGATTACAAGAAGGTTAGAGTATCAAAGAACTTTACATTAGCAGATTACACTCAGAATGGTACAAGAAAATTACGAGACCAAGCTGGTTTAACAGCAGCTGATATTTTATGTAATATTGTTAAGCATGCTGAAAATATTATGGAGCCAATTGTAGCAGCAGGATTTAGAGTATCCATAACATCCGGATTCAGAACACCTGATGTTAAACTTTCTGGTGGTGGCACAAATAACAAATCAGATCACAACTGTGGTCGTGCTGTTGATTTCAATGTTATTGGTATGTCAGCATACGAAGGTGCGCTTAAAATATATCCAATTGTAGGTAGGATTGCTAAGCAGTTCTTCCTAGAATATAATCTAAATGGTGGCGGCCCGGGTTGGATCCACATTGCCTATGATAATGGCGCCAAGCATGCGCTTCCAATGGCAACGTGGGCTGTTCCAAGAATTCATGCACGTAATAAGTTTGTTGATCTCAAGCCAGGGCAGAAACTTGGATGACAGCTGTAGCTAGAAAGGGAGAT